CCTGTTAAACCAACCCCGCAGAGACGTAGGAAATAGTTGTTAAGGTGCCATGCTTCTTGTAAGATCCCGTCTTTAAGGTTAACACAGGTTTGACGATAATTTGCCCTGGCAGCCAGTCTGATCGCATCGTGTAATCCAGCGGCGTCACCCTTAAACTTGGAGATGTCCGTTTCTGTAAGGTTGCAGAAGGACTTGTTTCCCAATAAGATTTCGACACATGGATTTGCTCCTTTAAACCACGGAGCACGTCTAAGAGCTTCTTGTTCATTGATAAATCCTGGTTCACTGCCACCAGCTTCTAGCATAAGATTGAATATATGCTTTAGTTCAGCTCGTGTGGGTTTTTCCTTGAATACTAGACTATTATTAGATTGCTGACGATGAGCACGATCATATAGCCAAAAATCCTTTTTAGCTACTGCAAATTCTTCCCACTCCGGTTGACCATAGTCGAAAAGAGCAATTTCAGCCGATCTACGACTCGACAGGATCGTTCCGAGATGATTAACAATGTCAAGAATATCCATCCTAGTGAGAAGGCTGTCAGCCCTACCATTAAGTATGTTGGCAATTGCAACATAAGCTTTTGAGATAGCACTGTCACCACTGCTAATCCATCCATATCCTTTTAACCTTTCCCCAGCAGGTCTGAGCTCACTAAAATCAAGCACAAGAGTATCAGCAGGGTATTTGCCAGCAAGGAGCTTGCCGATAGATTTAGCCCATGCTTCGGCACTGTCGCCAACTTTAATTGTCCAAGTTTTTGTGGTTGCATCCCAGATTTCAACATTCTGTTCATTTCCACCCTTAGCTGTTCGTTGGCTTTTAACAACTCGAATATTCTTAATTGTTTTTGAGAATCCATTTAGTGTACCTACAATGGGTTTAAAGCCCACACCACAACCTTGAAGTAGTAGCCATAACACATCAACTACATCATATACTGTTTCTACGTGTGTAAAACTACAGTTAAATTGACTGGCTTCGCGTGTTTGTGCTACAGGTGTTCCGCCTAACCACAGTGTGCGTCCAGCCATTAATACTTTACGATCTAGCATTAATTGTTTAAGATCGTTTAATTCTTTTATTTCATTGGGTACTAGTGGACGGGCTGCTGCACGTTCCCATAGCCAGCGTTGATGTTCTGTAACGCGCTCTATGGTTTGTTCCCATGTTTCAAATTGTTTACCGTCATCACTAGTAGGTCTGTTATAAGTCCTCCTTGTAATTACTTGTGCTCGTGTACTTACTTGCATAATTGCTCCTATTTTCCTGTGCTACCAAATCCTCCAGTACCACGTTCTGTATCATTCCAGCTGTCGACAAAATCACATAAGATAACTGGTAAGATAACCAGCTGCGCAATTCTGTCTCCAATGTCTATTGCATATCTGTTTTCACTAATATTTTTTAGTGCGATTTTTATATTTCCGCGATAATCGCTGTCAATAACGCCTACGCCATTAAGCACAATAATTCCGTTTTTACCTTGTCCCGATCTATTAAATACAAAGCCACCGTAACCCTGTGGAATTTTTATCGCTACACCAGTATCTAAAAGTTTTGTTTCGCCAGGATAGATTTCACACTTTTCAGTGCTACGTAAATCTGCTCCTGCATCCCTAGGATTGCTTCGCTTGGGCAAGAACGCAGCATTATCTACTCTGCACTCTACAAATTGCTTTGCGGCTAGATCACGACCGTGATCGTAGCTACTATTAATATTTAAGAATTCTGTACTGTATTTCACTTTAATGTTAATCCTAGTATTTCATCAATATTTTTACAATTTTCTGTACCTAGTGCATCTTTGCAGTAAGTTTGTAAATCCATAAGTTTATAATTTGTTTCAAGCTGTTCTTTAGATTCATTAACGGCTTGAATGTATTTGTACCGGCCAGGTAGAGGAATACTATTAATAATATCCCAGGTAGTACCATACTCTTCAACAAGTTGCTGAGCACGTTTAGGTCCAACACCAGAAACACCAGGGACATTATCGCCACTATCACCCATAAGACACTTAACATGAATATAATCTGTGGGTTCAAAACCATAATGATCACTCCAGTTTTCATAAGTAGTTTCCTTGCGTGTAACATAGCTAAATCGGCTTACGCCTGGTTGTATTAGTAAATCCCAGTCTTTATCACTGCTCATTAGCCAAATTTCTGCTATACCTAACTTAGCTTTTTTGCTGACTATATAGGCAGCAATATCGTCTGCTTCTACACCCTGATAGCGTAATACAGGATAGTGTTCACCAAGTAGTTCTAGTGTATTAGTAAAATCTTCAAAGAATAACTCAAACTCAGCACGTTCTGCTTCAGTTTGCTGCTCATACTTGTCTTTGCGATTTTGCTTGTACAGTGGATAAATTTCTTTACGATAGCTGCTTGACCCTTGATCTGCAGCTATAATTGTCCAACGAGCTTTATAGCTCTTGCTAAGACTTTGTACTGTGCGTAGGTAATCCTCAGCAAAGTTTCTAGCGCCACTGTGCTTATAGCGAAAAGCAAGGTTAAGCGCATCTACTATCATTAGTGCGTTTTGATTTTGTTCTATTTGTTTGAAGGTTTTCATGGTATTTTTAGAGTGTAATCTATTATTATATCACACACACTAGGCAGTGTCAAGACACAAATTTGAGTGTGCTTATGTTAAGCCAATCTTCTAGTAAAAAGATATAAAACTCATAATCGTCTGCATTGTACATTAGCCAGCGCTTCTCCAACAATGCGTCATCGTCAAATACCACAGTAGCTACAAACAATTTACTGCGATCATGTTTGAATATAAGTAATGGTAGTTTGTCTACTTGCGTGGCTTGACGCTGAGTTTGTTGCCACCATTCAATCAATTGTGGAGTTTTATGTGTTAGTAATCCACTATTAATATGGTCATCTGCGTAACCTTTTACTTCTACACAAAACCTGTTTGTTTGCCCAGGTACGTACAAGTCGCCTTTAAGCTGATGTTTAGGGTCGAGAGCACCTGATCCAGGTACTCGTTCCCAATTTAAGCCAGTGTGCTTACGCAACATATCACGTGCTAGTGTTTCTGTGCGTGCACCTTTTTGACGACTATCTACCACTGGTAGCCTCATTGACGTGTTTAGCTAGTCTAGCCCAATCAATATTCCCTAGTTGATCTGTATATAAATTTTCTTTAGTATCTAGGTCTAGTTGTTCAATCTTTTGTCTATCACGAGCTTGCTTATTTTTTCGCACTTGTGCTATTTTTTGATAATGCTTCATATTCATACTACGCCTCAATGCGAGATATGTTATTACGTTTAATAACATTTACTTTCTCTAACAGGGGATGACTGAAACCGTGGCTAACTAAAAAAGTATTTAGATGTTCTTCTTTAAGTAAAACTTCTACCAATTTATCTTTGCCATCTACGTCTAGTGCTTCTACAGTTTCGTCTAAGATTAATAAATTAATACGGCTACTACTTAAGGTCTGCATTAATTTTCTAATAGCTAACAGTGTGGCTACATTTACACGGGCTTTTTCACCACCACTAAGTGCATTAATGTCTATATCACGACCATTGTCACTGATAACAACATTTAGTTTATCACTGCTATTTACCTTAAAACTAATCTGAAATCTACCGTCACTTAATTCAACTAAGTATTGATTGGTGATCTCTTCCAAGTCTTTGACCAAACACTCTATTTTATAGGCTACTAGCCCAGTTGTTGAAAAAGTTTTATTAAGTATACTAACAATATTAATACGTTCGTTAATTAAATTTAGTTGAAACGTATGTTCTTCCAACTCCTGACGCATATCTCCAAGCTGCTGCCTAATAGTATCTATTTTAGTATTATGCGCTTTAGTATTACTGTTATGCTGCTCACAACGTTGTATTTCTTCACGAGTTTTTATGATTAGTGTGTTAATTCGTTCATACTCGCGTTGTAGATTGTTTTTGTCTAGGACTTGCTGTGGTAGATTTTTATCTATTAATAGATGTAATTTTTCCCACTCAGCTTGTTTAGCTAGACTAGTATCGTATTGCTGTTTTTGCTGCTTTATATCTTCTATAATAACTGCACAGACTACCCCACTAGCTCTAGCTTCTTCAATTTCACTAGTACGCTGGACTATTAATTCATTAACTTTTGCCTCATTTATTAAGCTAAAACAAGTAGGACAAACTCCACTTAACTTATTTAGCTTTTCAATAAATGTTTCGCCGTCACGAACAGTGCGTAGATGGTTTGTATACTCTGACTCCATTATTTGCATACGCTTTACGTCAGGAGCTTGTGGAATATCTAGTACTGCTATATTAGTCAATTGTTTTTTATAGGTATTATTTTGATTGATCTGACGATTTAATTTGTCAATATTACTAATCTGTGCCTGTACTTCTACTAATTGAGGTTCTAGTTGTTGATCTAGTACTGGCACTACCACCTCCGGCTTATAGCTAAGATTAGTATTAGCATACTTGTCTAACCAAGCCTGTATTGTAGTAACTTTACCTTGTATACCACTTAATTCTTGTTTAAGATCTGTACTCAACTCCTTAAATATTTCACCAGCTTTACTATATTTAGTTAAATTAAGTATTTCTATTAAAAATTTCTTGCGCGCTGTATCTGCACTAGTTAAAAACTCTAGGCTATTAGCACTGCTTTGATAAACAATTTGTGCAAAACTTTTATGGTCTATACCTATAATATCTTCAATCATCTTATAAGTTGTAGTAGCTGTATGTCCGCTAATATCACGACCATTTTTTAATAATTTAACAGTTTGCTGTGCACCACGCGTGGTTTTTACTGTATAATCACTGTCGTCACGACTAAAGTCTAGTTCAATTATATAAGTTTTATCTTTAACATGACGATTTAGTATATCGGCTTTTTTAATGCCTTTGCTGTTTTTATTGTATAGTGCTTCTTCTAGTATAAGTGCTATGCTACTTTTACCGTGCCCGTTTCTACCTACTAGTTGCGTAAGTGGAGCGTGCACAAAGTTAATCTTATTATTAGCACCATAACTAAAAAGATTACTCCAACGTAATTCTTTGATTGTTATCATTGCCCCAAAACTTTCGCTTGTTTAAAAATCCCAGTTGTTCTATTAATAATACACAGTCCCGAGCACTATTCAACTCATTTTGCCACAGCTCTTGCGTACCGTGTTTACGTTCACTAATAATTTTAGCTACATATATCATATTAGGGTGTTCAGTCATCAGTTTCTATCCTGGCCAAGTGTGCTTGTAGTTCTAAGACAGTTTGTTCAACTGTTTCACTGCCTAACTGCAGCACATAGGTTAAATATTCACGAACTTCTTCTATCAGTGTCATCTCATTATCAAGCATTAGTTGTACATCTGTATTACGCTTGATAACTTTGCGATCAATTAATTCATTATCCTCTAGCTCACCCAACTCCTGCATATCACCCTCAACTTGATAAATTGTATGATGATATAAGGTTGGCGGTTTAGGGTCGCTTACGCCTACTGTTAAGCGTATTAATTGTGGTACTTCCAGCTTTAACCAATTATGCACTAGTGTTTCAGTATCAATTAAGATAACACCAGTGTCAACTGGCTGACGGTGAAAACTAGTAGTAACAGGGCTACCGGGATAAAGAATATTAAGTTGACAATTTTCATAACTATGTAGGTCTCCGGCTAAGACAACATCCCAGCCGCTAAAAATATTTAAGTCTACTTCTGGTGTAACGTGCGGTGGTATACTACCACGAACATGTGTACACAATATCTGTCCACCATCTGGCCACGGATTATTTTGTTCAAAATCTTTTAGTTTGTTGTATGGAACAAATTCTACACCATAATCGCTGTAGTAATCATCTACCACTATAACTTTGCGATTCATCTTGTTAGTAGCTTTAGCCAAATTAGTCATAAAAGTAGTTGATTTTTTAACTGCTTCATGATTACCACTGTATATAATAGTTGGTATATTACAACTAGCAATTAGATCAAAGTATATTTCTAGTTCTTCCATGCTAGGCAGTTTATCAAAAACATCGCCTCCTATAACAAATATATCAGCACTAGCCTGCTTTTCCGCTAATTGTTGCCATAGTAGGTTATATCTGTTTCTAGCCCAATCTACTGGTACGTTTTTCTGCCCTAATTTTATGTGTAAGTCTGCCGTAAATAGTAATTTCATTTATAACCTTTTTTAGGCAAAAAAGCCCAGTAACCAAGATCACTGGGCTTTTGCATTATCCTAGTTCTTTAACAGCTTCTTGTTCGCTTTCTGTACCTTCATCTTCACCGCCACTATTTACTTTTTCTAGTAGTGCTAAGATTTCTTCAGCTTTGGGTCTTGGAAATTTTTCATCAATTGAAACAGCGGCATCTGCTGCTTTTTGTTCATCTGCTGTAAGTGCGCGAGGCTTGCAACGTAATACTTGAAGCGTGTATTCAACATTAAATGCTAGTGGCCCAGTTTTAGTACGTTTGAATACAACGTCCCAACCAGTATCGTAATCTGTAGGATCACCTAAATCTTCGGCTGCTGTTAAGATTTGCTCAAATAGTTTCTTTTTAAGATTAAGCGCCTTAACTTTACCATCTTTAGGGTCGATACAATTGATTGAATAGCTCCAGCTGCACTTAAGTTCAGGATAGAAGTCAGGCACATGATCTTTTTCCATGTTGTCAAACTTCTCTTTTTCACGGCTAAATGCTAAGCACTCAACAGGAATATCCTTGTTATTAGTGCCCTTAATCCAGTAAATATAACGTGGCAAAACTCCGCCAATTAACCTAACTGTATTTTCGCCATCTTTGTACTCGTAAGTTTCTACTTTATTTGTTACAGCTTTGCCTTTTGTTTGTTTAAAGCTAAGTGCCATTTTTATTCCTCGTATTTGAAGTGTATTCGTTTGTTTTTTATTTCTAGTAGCGGATTATATTTTAATGTGGTTATTTCTATATCTGGATAGTAGGTTAAATCTAAGAATTTATAACCTAGGTCTTGGTAAAATTGCCAATTTCTACGACCCGCTAGTTTAAGGTATTGAATTATAAATAATCTATCAGTTCTAGTATCGGCTAATAACTGATCCGGTTTAAGTATGAAACTAGGCCCACTAAACATTTCACTGGTTATTTTGGCGTTATTGAGTTTAACCCAACGACCGCTGCGATAGTCTCGTAGTATATCTAACAAATCCCAGTGTTGTTTTGATTTTTGCTGCAATTTTTCAAGGTTAAATCGTAAGACCATATTTCTACTCAATATAATATTATAGCACAAACAGCTAGCTATAACAAGTTAAATTTTTTAAACCAGTTTGGTTTCCCAGCCTTTCTTCATATAAAGGCCCAATCTATCAGTGTTTTGCTTGCGATCAGCCCAGCCGCTAAATTGAATGTCTACTACTATAGGATCTAGCTTACCTGGATGTGGTCGCATTATTCTGCCAACAATTTGTTCTAGTAGACTATCGTTACTCATAGGTACTGCTAGGATGACGCAACTGAGTATGTTGATGGAAATGCCTTCGCTGAAGATTTGTCTGCTACCAGCAACGCACATTTTTGCTTTGCTGAGTAATTGCTCTTTTGCATATTGCCTTTCTTCATAGCTGGTGTCGCCAGTAACCAACAAACACGTTTCTCCAACATATTCTTTGACCTTTTCTAAGAATTCTACTCTATCTGCAATTACAAGTACACTGTGGCCGTTATTTATGTGATAACTAGCCAGTGCACTAATATAACGTCTATAGTCGTCATCTTGTGTTAGCTCATTTATCTTTTCTACCCAAGGTACATTTGGTTTTAATACTATATTACTTTTAACTATATGTACTATAGGGTTAATAGTATTACTTTGCGGTGGTCTGTAAACAGTAGTACCAAAGTAATCTTGAAACATTACGTGTTTACCATCTTTACGTGTCATAGTACCACTAAGTGCTATTCTATATCTAGCATAGAAGGTATCTACTGTTTCGCTAAACGTGGTAGCTGGACAATGATGTGCTTCGTCTAGGATAACTGTGCCAAACTCTTTTTGTAGTTTGTCTAGGTGTTTTACTATACTCTGCACATTTCCAACTACAATAGCGTGATCTTCTATGTCAAACTGTCCACTGCCTATAATACCACACTGCATACCAAATAGTGCTTCAATCTCATCACGCCACTGATCGCGCAGTGAAGTAGTATGTGTTACTACTAGTGTTTTTTGACCAAACTTTCTAGCAATATGTAGTGCTGTAAAGGTCTTGCCCCAGCCTACTAGTGCATTAATAAAACAAGTATCTTCTACTTGATCGTATACAGCTAGTTGATCTTCTCGCAATGCATACTTAGGTGTTGGAAATGGTACTGGTACCAGCACTCGTTTATCTACTATTTCATAGCCTTCAGGTATAAGATCAGTTCTACCTTGCGGCATACTAATAATACCACTAGTAAGTGATCTGTAATTTCTAATAGTTTCTACACTAGTAAACTTTTTTGATCCTGTATTCTTATGTATTTTGTAGGTAAGCTGATTTATTACGTGTTTAGTATGTAGTATGCCAGGATTATCTATGTATATTCTATTAGATATAATAGCTTTTGCCATTACACCATTCTCCAAGTTGTTTTTATAGGTTCACTATAGTATCCATACAATAAGTTGCTGTGACCATAGCTAAGTATTCCGCAATATTGTTCTTCTGGCTTAGGAACTTGTAGACTTTTAAAGCGCTCAACCAGACCCTCAACCTCTAAAACACACCCAAGCCCCGCCGCAGGTAAAACTTGAACAAGCCTGTGTGTAGCCAGCTTGGCGCGCGTAGATTTTTTGTGCTGAAATACCTGTCCATGACTGTCAATAAACCAAGTTGTTGCTTTTGCCAGTTTAATAACATCGCTAATAAAATATATAGCACTGCTAATCCTAAAAAGTTTGTCTTTTATAACTAATCTACGCAAACCAAGTGTAGGTTTATTAATATTTTTATCATCTACAATTTGATAATTGTCACTGTAAGTATTATCATCAGGATTTGTATACTCTGTGCGATAAAAGACTAGCCCACCGGCTACTATGGGCTGTCGTTCACCAAGTCTAAATACGGGCCAGTTGATCGCCGTCCAGTTTGTAGGTTTCCTCAAAGTGTCCAAAGCTATAGTCATCTCCAATATCTTGGTCTACACCAATAGCACAGCCACTAATATTGCAGCCCCACTCATGCTGTGTATTTTTACGGAGTACGTCACAGTACTGTTCTACGTGCTCGGTCTTAACAAGTGCCACGATTGAGTCATGGACAAGCATGAAGATTCTTGCGTCAAGTCCACACTCGATAATTTCTCTAGCAGTTCCAATAGCTCCGAGTAGGTTAACGTCACTTGCCAGCGATTGGATTTCTGAATTAATTCCACTTCGTACTTCGTGGGCTGCGATTCCTTTGTCACTGCTGAATACGTTAGGAAGCCGTCTTTTTCTGCCAAAAAAGCTGTAAGTATATCCATTTTGTTCAATAAATGTTTTGCGTGTGTCTAACCACTGTTTTAGTTTCTTAAAAGTTGTAAAATACTGCTTAATATCATCACGAGCACGTTCTACAGGATAGTATTGACCAGTAGCTTTACTAACAGTTACACTAACTTTATCAGCGCCCGATCCATACAAGATGCCAAAACTGATAGCTTTAGCACTTTGACGCATATCTGGGTACAGTTTCTTTACCTGTTCTACAGGACACTCAAGATCAAATACCATTTTAGCAATACTGCTGTGAAAGTCTCCGCCATCAGTAAATACTTTTTGTAGATTTTTATCTCCCGACAACACAGCAGCATAATACATTTCAGCAGTTCTTAAGTCTTGCGAAACGATTTTATAGCCAGGCGGAGCTTTGATACAACCTTTGATAATAGGGTCGTCTCGTGGTATTTGCTGTGCATTAAACTTCCCACTGCTAGAAAGACGACCACTAGTGGTAAAGATAAGATTAAAATTAGTACGAATCCTATCATCCCTATCAAGCTCAGGAAGTATCTTGTGTATATATGTGTTTTGGATTTTGGATAGTTTACGTACTTGTAGGATCGCTTTAG